CAACCCCGACGAGGCCCGCCGCGTCGAGCACGAACGCCATCGTTACGCGATGATGGAGGGCCGCTGGCAACCCATCCTCGAGAGCTACATGGAGACGCAGCTCGGCTCCGTGCGCCGGGCCGCGATGGGCCTCGTAGACATTAGCTACTGCGCGCTCCGAACCACGTCCTACGAGCTCGCGACGCTCTACGACGCCGAGCCTGACGTGCGCCACAACCAGCTTGCCTCCCCGAACATCGACAGGCTCGTTGGCTCGGCGGGCTCTATCGCGCGCTCGGGCCTCTGGTCGCAAATGTCGAGGTTCCAGGCCTACACGTTGGCGCTCCGCGAGATGTGGATGCGCGCCGATGTCGAGGACGGGCGCCTCGTCTATCGGCCGGTGGCGCCTCACATGACGATGGCCGAGGCCGATCCGGCGCGGCCCAACGTCCCGACGCTCTTCGGTGAGCTCCGGCTCCGTCAGATCGAGGGCGGGCTCATGTGGACGTTCGAGGTGTGGGACATCCGCAACCCCGCCGAGCCGACGTACCGGGTACTCGAGGCGCTTGACGGTTGGAAGGCGGGGCGCGACTTGACCCGCCTGGTTCACGGCGCCACCTACGACGGCGTCAACTACCCGTCGAGCTGGCGCCGCGCGAACGGCACGCCGATCATCCCGGCGATCCTCTACCACGCGAGCACCTACGGCGACCGGCTCTTCGATCCGTTCGCAAACATCGAGCTTTACACCGGCTCTTTGCAACTCGGGCTGTTCTATTCGTACCTCGCTCACTGCATCCGTGACGCGTCGTATCCGCAGCGCTACGCCATCGGCGTTCGCGTGGCGGGCATGGACTCGTCCGACCTCGGGAGCCGGGCCGCGCGCTCCGAGGTGACGTCGGACCCGACGACGATCCTGATGCTCGATCCGATCTCCGAGACGAGTCAGGCGATGATGGGGCAGTACACCGCGGGCGCCGATGTCGAGAAGCTCGAGGCGGTCATCGCGGCCGTGGCGCACCGGCTCGCGACGGACGCCGGCCTCTCACCGTCCGAGCTTCAGCGCACCTCGGGCTCCGCGCGCTCGGGCTACGCCATCTCCCTGTCGCAGGAAGGGAAGAGGCAAGCCCAGCGGCGCTACATCATGCAGTTCCGCGCGTCTGACGAGGCGCTTGTGTCGCTCTCGGCGGTGTTGTTCAACCGGTGGACCGAGGCCAACTCCGAGCCGACGAACTACCCCGAGGGCGGGTTCAGCGTCATCTACCGCGAGATCCCGCTGTCTCCTCAAGAGATGGAGGCGAGACGCAAGCACGTCCTCGAGATGCTCGCCGCGGGGCTGATGTCCGAGGTCGACGCGCTTCGCTTCTTCGGGAGTCTGTCGGAACAGGACGCCATCGCCCAGCTCGCCGCGATCCGCACCATGAAGCAAGGGGCCCCGCCCGCGCTGCCGACGGAAGGAGTAACGACTGCAACGCCGACGGAGCCCGCCGCCGACGTATCCCATGCCGAGGCGATGGCGGACGCGGTGGACGAGCTCGTCGCGTCCGAGGAGGCCGTCACCGGGCTCCTCGAGTCGGCGACTGGTGACCACGCCGAGGTGCTTCGCGAGGTGCTCGCCAGTCTCCGCGAGGCGCGTGCGTACCTGACGGGCGCTCCGGTCGAGGCCGTGGTCGAGCTCGCCGACGAGGACGCCGAGTAGTGCCGCTCGATCTCCGTCCCCCCGCCACGGTCGCCGCTGCCGCGCGACGTGGCCTCGCGCTTCGCGCCGAGTTCGGGCGCGGCGGGACGGTCGTAGGTGTCGCGCGCGCGCGTGACCTCGGCAACCGTCGGACACTGTCGCTCGACACCGTGCGCCGCATGGCGTCGTTCCTCGCGCGTCATGCCGTCGACCTCGAGGCGCCCGCCGCGAAGGCGGGGCATCCCGACTACCCGAGCCCAGGCCGCATCGCGTGGCTGCTATGGGGCGGCGATGCCGGGCGCGCGTGGGCGAACAAGATTCTCAAGCAACAGGCACGGCTCGAAGAGGCCGACAAGAAGGGGTACGCATGAGCGAAGAAGGAACCGCTGAAACCACCGACCAGGGCGCCGCGTCCGCGCGCATTCGCCAACTGGTCGCGCGCGTCAAGGAGCTCGAGGGCCGCGTGGTCGAGCTCGAGCCCGTGGCGGCCCAGGCCGACAAGTGGCGCGCGCAGGTGGACGAGGTCAAGGCCGCCTCCAAGGCCGAGCGCGAGACGCTCCGAGTCGAGCGCGAGATCGCCGCGGCCGGCATCACCGACGCCGAGGGCATGGAGTACGTTCAGCACGCGTACTCCAAGCTGGCGACCGAGGGGCGCCCTCCTCTGTCCGAGTGGCTCGCGGCCCCTGACGGGCTTCCCAAGGCCGTTCGCGCGTACCTCCCGGCCGCTACCCCTACCGCGCCCGCGACGACGACCACGGGCACGCCAGCGGCGCCGGTAGTGCCCTCGCCGCGCCCGTCGACGGGGACGGTCCCGCAAGCGCCGAGCGAGCCCAGCTCCTGGACTGCCGAGAGCATCGCCCGCCTGTCGCCCACCGAGTTCAAAGCGAACCGAGAGGCTATCTTCGCGGCGCTTCGCACGGGTTGACAGATTGTCGCGCCGCGCGTAGTCTGGACGTGCGAGGTCATCACCTCGCACGCGCTCGGGGCAAGCTCCCGTAAAAAGTGACAGGCGCGGGTACACCCTCCCATTTTGCAGGAGGCCCCCGTGGCCAACGAAGTCTATTTCTCCGGTCTGTCCGGCAACGCCCGCCTTGCCGCGATCCTCAACCAGTTCGTGGTCACCAAGCTGACCGACACCGCCTCGCTCGTCAATCACCCGAGCATCACCCAGCTCCGTTCGATGAACGGCTCTGGGTCCACCGTGGTCCAGGTGCCGGTCGTGAGCTGGGGCGCGAACGCCATGGCGTCCGTCGCCGAGAACTCCACGGTGAGCAACACCGCGCTCACCACGGCCAACGTGAACGTGACCATCGCGCGCCAGGCGCTTCGTCGCCAGATCTCCGATCTCGCGATGCTCACCTCCGCGGGCATCGCCCTCGACGTCACCCTCGACAACATCGCGGCCGACATGGTCCTCGCGTACAACAAGCGGGTGACCACGATGATCGCGGCGCTCTCGTCCGGGTTCTCCTCGGCGGTTGGTAGCACGACCGTTGATCTGACCGTCGCCAACTTCTACGCGGCGATCTTCGGCCTCCAGCTCAACAGCGCCGACGGGATGTTCACCGCGATCCTGCACCCCCAGCAGATCAACGACCTGATCTCCTCGCTCCGCTCCGAGACGGGCCCCGGCCAGTACCTCGCGACGACCCAGGACCAGGTCCAGGCCAAGGGCCCCGGCTTCCGTGGCAACCTGTTCGGCGTCGACATCTTCGCCAGCGCCAACGTGCCCACCGCCACCGCCGGCGCCGACTACCTCGGCATGATGATCGCCCCCGGCGCTATCGGTGTCGCCACCGCCACCGCCGCTCCGATGGTTGGCGGCCAGACGCTCGCGTCGCAGTCGCCCATCGTGGTCGAGCTCGAGCGTGACGCGTCCTCCGGTTCGACCATCGTCGTCGGCTCCGCGTTCGTGGGCGTCGCCGAGCTGGACGACCTCCGCGGCATCGGCATCCTCTCCGACCTGTGAGACACCGCGCCCGCGCTCGTAGGGTTATCCTATGGGCGCGGGCGCTTTCGCGTCTGAAGGAGCATCTATGGCGGCGACGTTTGGGACCATCGGCGGCGGTCAGTTCGAGGGGCGCGCGGCGGCGCGTCCGCAGGTCATGCGCGAGTTGGTACGGCTCGATCCGTCGACGTCGTTCTGGTTCATGCATCATCCCGCCCGCTGGATGCTGGTCGATGGCGAGTGGCTCCCGTGGCTCTCGAAGCTCGCCGCAGACCCTGGCGTTTCGAACGTAGACCAGAGCGGCGACACCGCCGCGGCCGAGGTGGCCAAGCGCCGCCGCGGCTGGACCATCATCCCCTGGGAAGCCGAGCCGGGCGGCTACGTCGTCGCCTACGACGGTGTCGCCGGCACCGTGCATCTCTCTAAGTGGGAAGCGCCGAAGATGGTCGCGGGGCAGACTCGCATTCAGAGCGACACCGACGGCTACTGGGCCTTCTGTCGTCGCCTCGTGGTCGACGGCTACATCGACCTCCCGGATGCCGACTTCATCACGGTCCAGATCGAGCGGCAAGAGAAGCACGTCCAAGAGTGGCGCGAGAAGGCGCCGAGCTCGCCGTACCACCGCGAGGCCCTGCCCAACGAGGAAGCCACGCTCGACAGAATGCGCGCCGCGATGGACCGCCTCTACGCGCCCGCCGTCACCGACGACGAGGCGCCCGTCGCGCCCGCCCCCAAGCCCCGCCGGGGCCGCGCGTGAGCGAGCGCGCCGGCTATCGCGAGGCCATGGAGCGGATGACCAAGCAGCTCCGCGACTCGGGCGTACCTGCCGACAAGGCGCGCAAGGTGGCGCAAGACACCGCGCGCCGCACCGACGAGACGCAACGCGATAAGGGCAAGTAGGGGGGCCTGGATGTCACTCGCCGAGACTGTCTACACCGCGCGCTTTCGGTCCACCGAGACGCTCGAACGCGGGCGTACCCAGACCATCACTTGCCCCACCTCGAGGGCGGGCGCGACGGCGACACCGACGAGCGGCACGGTCACAATCTACCGGCCCGATCAGACCGTGCTCGTCACGGGCGCGGTGACGGTCGCGAGCATCGCCACGTTCTCGCTCACGGGCGCGACGACGACGGCCGAGGCGCTCGGCGAGGGGTTCCTTATCGAGTGGGTACTCGTCATGCCCGACGCAGTGACCCACACCTTTCGACAGGACGCCGCCGTCTGTCGACGCACGCTCTACCCCGTCGTGTCGCAAGACGACCTGACCCAGCGGCACTCCGACCTTCCGTCACTCCTCGGGCCCGCCGCGTCTTACCAGGCGTACATTGACGAGGCCTGGTTCACGATCTCGAACCGACTGATCGGCGCGGGCCGGCGGCCCTACCTCGTCATCCAGCCGAGCGCGCTCCGCGAATGTCACCTCATGTTGGCGTTGCATCTCGTCTTCATTGATTATTCAACTTCGGCCGGCGACGGCGGGCGGTGGCAAGCTCTCGCGGCGCACTACCTCATGGGGTACGAGCAAGCCTACGGACAGTTGAGGTTCTCGTACGACGAGGCTGACGACAACCGGATCGACCCGACGAAGAAGAAGTCGGCGAGCTCGCAGATTTGGACGAACGGCCGTGGCCTCTCGCACGCGTCGTGGACTCGCTATGGCGACTAAGACGGTGCGCCAGTTGCGCGAGGACGTCACGACTCGGATGCTCACGCTGACGGGCTGGCGCGAGTCGCGCGTGCTCCCGGAGACGTTCGGCCGCGATGCCGACAGCATCGCGCACAAGGCCTTTGTCGTGCATCCAGTCACGACGAAAGACCTCCGGCT